GGGATCGCCCCAGTCGAGCGCGAACAGCCGCACCGCGGCCTGGTCCCATCGTCCCGCCGCCAGATCGGCCGCGCTGATCGCATCCCCGCTCAGCGCGCCCGCCACGTCGAGCGTATCGACGTCGAAGCCGTCCGAGATGCTCACCGCCGACGGCGTCATCCCCGGGCTCGCGCGATAGACCAGCCCGTCGCGCACGATGTCGCGGTCGTGGCCGGTGAAGCCCAGGCTCACCCCGTCGCGGCGGTCGATCCGCCAGCAGAAGGCCAGCGTGGTCAGCGGCTGCTGCCACCAGTCGCTCATTCCGCCGTCTCGCGCAGCTCGATCAGCGGCACCGACGGCGCCTCGCCCGCCGCCACCGCCGCGAGCGAGACCTGGAGCTGGTCCTGCTCGAACCGCACCGGTACGTCAAGCGGAAGCCCGCGCTCACCGTCGCCCCTGCCGCCGGCGGCGCGTCGAAGGCGACGATCCCGCCCGGCTCCAGCATCCATCCGGTCAGGCGGATCGCGCCGTCGATCCCGACATGCACGCTCCCCGCCACCGGGCGCGTGATGCGCCGCTGCTCGGGCGCGTCCTCGCCATAATATTTGACCAGCGGAAACCGCGTCCGGCTGCCGTCGCCGGTCCCGATTACGACGTCGTCGAACCCCGGATCGCCCGTCATCGCGTGCGAACTGTCGTCGAACGGGTCGCGAAAGCGGAACCCGCGCGCGCGTCCCCGTCGTGCGCGAAAGAAGGCGATCAGCGTCTGCATGTCGCGTTCGGACCGGATTCCCGGCCCCGCATCGAACCGCATCTGCGCCTGCGCCCAGTCGGCGTTGCGCTGCTCCGCGCCCGAAGCGGCGCTCACCACCGCGGTCGAGAAGCCCGGCTCGGCGCTCGCGGTCCGGCCGATCGCGATCGGAAAGGTCACGTCGTCGAATGCCTGCACCGCATCCTCCCCCTCGATGTCGAAATGGACGAAGCCGTCGCGCATCGCCTGCGGGATCGCCCAGACGAAGATCTCGGCATGGCCGCGGCGGCGCCCGGCCTCGGCCGCCGCGTCGATCCGCTGCCACAGCGGCGCCGCCGCGCGGTGGAGCACGAACCCGCTGAAATAATGCGTCTCGGCCACCGGATAATTCAGCCGCGCGACCGCCGCCGCGATCCCGCGCGCGGTCGCCGCGCGGTCGCCCGCCACGACCCAGTCATAATCCTCGAGCTGCAGCCGGTCGAACGCCGGCCGCGCCCAGCCGGCCGGCACGTTGGCGCGCCGCACCTCGGGCGCGCGCTGGTCGAGCAGGCTCGGCAGGTACGCGAGCAGCAGCAGCTCCGCATCCGGGGCCAGCGCCCGGACCGCATCGCGGATCCCCGCAGTCGCGCCCGCCAGCAGCGCGCCCGCCGCGTCGAGCAGCGCGGTCTGCGCCGCGTCCATCGGCGCGAACACGCTCGCGATCGCCGGCGGGCTGCCGCCGAACGCGGCGCGCGCGGCGTCGTCGTACAGGCAGATCTGGCCCGCGCCCGTCACCCACCACCATGGTTCGCCGATCTGGAAGCGCACGCGCTGCCCCGCCGCCTGCGCGATCGCGACGAACGCCTGCGCCACCCCGCGCAGATAGGCCATCGCGCCGGCATGCGCGGGCGACAGCAGCGTCGATGGCGGCTCCCATCCGGTCAGCGCCGGCGCGCCATCGGCGGTCCGCTGCTTCCAGTCGTTCCAGCAATGCGCGTCGAACAGCTCGAACGACAGCGACAGGATGATCTCATAGCCCAGCGCCTTGGCGCGTTCGGCGAAGTCGCGATGCCACGCCGCGCACGGCGCGTTGAGCGTGCCTCCCGCCAGGCTGACGTAGAAGCCGCCGCCGAGCGGCTCGAGCCGGAAATAGTGGCTCATGCCGACATAGTGATTGATCACCCGGCGATAGCCGAGCTGGAGGATGTTGCGCAGCAGCCGCGCCGGCGTCAGGTGATAGCTGTCGTCATAGCCGCTCGCGATCCGCAACCCATGTTCGGGCACGATCGCGTCGCCGATCGCCAGCACGGTGCGCGCGCCCGCGCACGCCATCTCGGTCAGCCGCACGCGGCCTTCGGCCGGGCCGGGTAAGGGCGCGGCGCTGTTGGTGTAGCCCGGCGCGACCAGCGAGATGAACAGCCGGTCGACATCGCCCGCCCACACCGGATCGGCCTCGCCCGGCAGCAGGAACCCGCCCGCCAGGTCGTCGAAGTCGATCGTGATGCGCGCATCCTCGGGCGTGCCCTCGGCATAGTTCCACAGCCGTACATACCAGGCGCGCGGCGCGCCGGCCGCGTCGCGCCCCTCGATCGTCAGCGTCGGCCCGTTGACCGCGTCGAGCGGCTTCATCCCGTTCGACTGCCAGCGAAAGCGCAGGCGGCAGCCGCGAAAGTCGCGGTCGGTGGCATAGGCCAGCAGCGGATGGTCGTGGCGGTCCTCCGCTTCCCAGATCAGCCCCGCTAGGTCGTCCTGGCGGTAGAACACCGCATCCACCGTCAGCGCATGCGTGCCCGCGGTGACGACCGACGCCATCATCGGCCGCGGGAAATTGACCGTCCAGAAGCGCGCGTCGAACCGCGTGACGAATCCCTCGGTCGGGCGCGTGTCGGGTGGCGCCAGCCGCCAGCCCATGCCTCAGCCCTCCGCCGCCTGCAGCGCGCGCGCGACCGCCTGCGCCACCTGCCGGCTCGACCGGGCCAGCGCGCGCGGCGCCTCGCCCGGCGCGGCCGCGATCGCGATCGACACGCGCACGTCGCGCACCGCGCCGCTTGATCCCGTATGGGGCAGCACCGTCCCGCTGCTCGTCGGCACGAACAGCTCGGGCCCGCGTTCGCCCACCACATAGGCCGCGCCCGGCGCCACCGGTCCGCCGGTCGCCCGTCCCGGCAGGCCCAGCACCGCGGTCAGCAGCGATCCGGCGAGGCTGCCGAGCCCGCCGCTCCCCGCCCCGATGCCGCCGCGCAGCGCCGCCGTCGCGATCTCCTCCAGGCTGCGCAGCGCCACCGCTTTGAGATCGTCGAATCCGATCTTGCCGCTGCGCACCGCACGCGCCAGCGCGCTCTCGATCGATCGTCCGGCGCGCTCGGCGCCGCTCTCCAGTCCGTCGGTCAGCGACGCGCGCATCGTCGCGACGTCGCGCGCGAACCCGTCCGTGTCGGCGCGCACGCCGATCAGCAGCCGCTCGATCTCGTCATCCATCGGGAAACCTCTCCTTGAGTCGGCCGATCGCGTCCGCGGTCGGGGGCGCGGCCTCGTCGCCGCGCAGCGCCACGATCACCGCGGCCAGCTCGCGCGGTGTCGCCGCCCAGAATTCGTCGGGCCGCCAGCCGATCAGCGCCCCGGCCTGGCCCGCCAGCCGCGCCGCCGACTCCGCGAAGCGCGCGCTCATCGCCCGGTCAGGATCTCGCCGATCAGCCCGCGCAGCAGCGGCGTGGTCGCCGCCAGCCCGCGCTCGACGATCGCCTCGCCCAGCTGTGCGCGGGTCAGCCCGGCGGGCCGCTCGCGCAGGCAATGCCAGAACAGGCCGGCCACCTCCTCCAGCCGCAGCGCGCCCGCCGCCGCCCGCTCGACCAGCGCGAACAGCGGGCCCAGCTCCTGCTCGGCCGCGACCAGCGCGGCGAAGGACGGGCGCAGCACCAGCGTCGCCCCCGCGACGATCAGCGGCGCCTCGCCGCGCGCCGGGTTCGCGCTCACAGGCTAATGACCGCGCCCGAGCTTTCGAGCGCGACCGTGTAGCTGCGCTCGCCGTTGAAATCCCCGGCATAGTCCAGCCGCGTCAGCAGGAAGCGCCCGCGCATCCGCTCGCCGCTTTCGAACGACAGTTCGTAATCGTCGATCAGCCCCGCCAGCGCATTGCCCTTGAGCCGCGCCTCGGCCGCCGATCCGGTGAAGATGCCCGCCCCCGCCACCGATACGCTGCGCGTCCCCGCGCCCGACAGCAGTTCGCGCCATCCGCCCGAGCCTTTGTTGGTGATCACCACGCTCTCGCCGTTGATCGAAAGCTGGGTCGTGCGCAGCCCTGCCACGGTCGCGTAGGTGGGCGTCGCCGCCCCGTCGCCGACCTTCAGCAGGAACGCGCTGCCTTTCTCCGCCGCCATTCGCCTTCTCCTCGTCCAGGGCCGTCAGCTTTCCAGCGTCCGCACCCGATATTCGACAATGCCCGCCCACGGCCCGTCCACCCGGCGCAGGATGCGGCTGCGCAACAGCGTCAGGCTCGCGATCCGGTGGTGCGGCAGCGCCGCCGGCAGCGCCTCGATCGCGCTCTCGACCGCGCCGACCAGCCCGTGCAGCCGCGCCGCACGCCCCGCTTCGTCCCAGATCGTGATCGCCAGCCGATGCTCGCGCCCGCGCGCCAGGCTGTGGCTCCAGTCGCTGCTCAGCCCGTCGCCGATCACCACATAGGGAAAGGCCGCGCGCGGCGGCGGGCCGTCGAACACGCCCTGCGCGATCCCGGCCACGCCCGCTGCGCCGGCCAGCGCGGCGACCAGCGCCGCCTGCAGTTCGGCCGCCGCGCTCATCGCCGCGCCTCGCCGATCGCGACCACGCGGTCGGGCAGCGCGGGATCGTCGATCACCTCGCGCACCTCGATCACGTTGGTGATCCGCTCGATCCGGTCGCCGACGCGCACGTCGCACGGCCGCAGCGTCACCCGCCACAGCGGCAGCGCGCTCGCCGCGTCGCCCACGTCCGACGCGCCGTGCCCGGCAAGGCGGACGCTCGCCCACACCACGTCGATGATCGTCCAGTCGTCCTCGGCCGCGCCCAGAGCGTCCTGGCCCGCGCTGCGCCGCTGCAGCACCACGCGCTCGCGCATCGTACCGGCGAATTCGCCCAGGCCGCTCATGCCAGCCGCATCCGGCGCCACGGCCGCCACAGCGCCGCCACCGCCGCCGGCGGCGCGGCATCGGCGGCGGCGTCGCGGTGCGTATAGAGGTGGCTCGCCAGCCGGATTGCGCCATGGCGGATCGGCTCGGGCAGCGCCTCCCAGCCGTCGGCGAGGCCCGCCGAATAGCGTACCCGCAGCCGGCCCGCTGCGCCGGCCGCGGTCAGGCGGACCCAGCCGTCGCCGCCGGCATCGATGTCGATGCCATATTGGTCGATCGCCAGCGGTGTCGCGACGCTCGCCGCATCCTCCCCCGCCACCTCGGTGATCGCGCGCACCGGGGTCCGCCCCAGCCGCCGCCACGCCGCCGTGGCGGGGATCGTCTCCTCGACCGCACGCGTGATCAGCAGCTGCCCGGTGAAATCCTCGCCATGCGCGATCGCGCTCGCGACCAGCTGCGCCAGCAGCGTGTCCTCGTCGGCATGATCGATGCGAAGATAGGCCTTGGCGGCGGCGATCGCGGCGGGCGGCGGCGGGATCGCGGCGGCCGCGACGCGGCTCGAATCCCGCGCCCGCGCACGGGGCGGCGCCGCGCATGCGGCGCCTGCGAATATGGTCATGCGGATGCTCCCGGATCGGGGACGAAAAGGGGCGCGCCTCCGCCGCAGTGGAGCGGAGGCGCGCGGGCGGGCGGCCGATTACGAGGCCGCGAACTTCATCAGCTTGATCGCCTCCGAATTCACCACCGCGCCGCCGACGCGCTTGACCGCGTAGAAGTGGACGAACGGCTTGTGCGTGAACGGGTCGCGCAGGATCGCGGTCTCCGCCCGCTCGGCGATCAGATAGCCGGCCTTGAAGTTGCCGAACGCGATCGCCAGCGCCCCGGCGGCGATGTCGGGCATGTCCTCGCTCTCGACCACCGGATAGCCGAGCAGCGTGTCGGCCCGTCCCTCGCTCAACCCTGGCTGCCACAGGAAGGCGCCGTCGGTCGTCTTCATCTTGCGGATCACCGACAGCGTGGTCGAATTCATCACGAACGACGCGCCCTGGCGATAGGGCGCGCGCAGCGCCTGGACCAGGTCGATCAGCCGGTCCTGCGGGTTGGTCGCGGCGAACGCCCCGGCCGCGCCCGACGCGACATATTGCAGCGATCCGAACGCGCGCACCGCGTCGCTCTCGTTGGTGGTGGTATAGGTCAGGAAGCCCTTGGGCTTGCTCGTGCCGTTGCCGGCGACGAACGCCTGGCCCTCGGCGCGCGCGAACTCGGTCGCGATCTCGCCCGCCAGCCAGCCCTCGACGTCGAACGCCGCATCGTCGAGCATCGCCTGGCTTGCCGCCGGATTGGCGTAGAGCTCGCCGAACGCAGGCACGATCTCGCGGAAGGTTGGCGTCGCGGTCTCGACCCGCGCGTCGGTCTCCGCCACCCAGCCCGACGGCGTGCCGCCGGTGGTGACGAGCTTGCGATAGCCCGCGGTGCCGACCGTCACGACGTTGGCGATCGCGCGGATCGGCGAGATCGCGGTCAGCGTCCGCCCGATCGTCTCGTCGATCTCGCGCGGCACCGCATAGCCGCCGTCGCCCGCGGCCGCGCCGCTCATGCTCTTCAGCTCGATCCCGCTCTCGACGCCCTTGCGCAGATAGCTTTCGACGAACGCCTTGGCCCCGCTCTCGCCCGGCCGCGCGCCGCTCAGCGCCGGCCGCCCGGCGATCACCGCCGCCTCGTCCAGCCGCGCCTTGAGCTGCGCCATCTCCGCCCGCAGCTCGCCCATCGCCTCGTTCGCCGCCAGCGCGTCGAACGACGCCTCCAGCGGATCCCCCGCCGGCATCGCCTTGGTCTCGTACATTCCCGTCTCCTCTGGACAAAAGAAAAGGGCGCCCCGCCGGTATGCGGGACGCCCTTGGGCATCGTGATTGTTCGACGGCCTATTCGCCGGCTCTGCTCTCATCCCCCGGCTCGGGCGGAAGCGCTTCGTCGCCCGGCCCACCCGCCTGACTGTCGGACGGTGGTCCCGCATACGCTTCGCGCAGCAGGATGGCCTCGGGCGACCAGCGCAGCGCTATGCGCTGATAGTTGGCGAAGATGCTGTCATAATAGGTCCACCGGCCGTCCTCGGCGCGCTTCCACCGCTCGCGCTGGATCCAGGTCGCCGCCGCGTTCCAATCGCGGGTGAACGGCCCCCGCATCCACGTCCGATAGATGCGCTCGTCGAGGATGTTGTTCAGGATGCCGATCGAGATCAGCTCGTAATGGTTCAGGTAATCGACCACCATCTGGCGATCGGCCTTTTCTTGATCCGTTTTCGGATTGCTCAGCGGGCCGAAGGCGTTGGCGCGGCGCACGCGCGAGAAGCCCAGCGCCGTCTGCCGATAATGCTCGGTGGATTCCCGCTTTTCGATCAGGTCGATCGTCGCGCGCCCCCGCGCGACCGAGCGCGTCGTCAGAACGCCCACGACGGCGATGATCGCCGACAACGCCACCAGCGCTGGCGTGATATATATCCGCCCGTCGGGCGGTGAAATGACGCAGACCAACAACCCGATCGCGTGATGCGCGGCATCGGGTCCTGAGCAGTCCAACTTAGTCGCGAACGCCTTCAGTCATGTCCATTCACCTCGATCGCTGCCCGCATAGTACAAGAGTGGACCTGTCCCGGCAAGTTGCGGGCGGAGTACGACCCCTGGATGCTGGCGCAACATCCCGGCAGAAGCTGAGCATCGGAACGCCGATTTCAAGCCTCCATTTCCGCCACCGCATGCACCCGCGCAGCAGGCTGCATCGGAAACGTGACCAGGCTCACCTCCACCAGCTCCAGATCGGTCAGCTCGCGCGCGGGCGACGCCAGGGTTGACGTCAACCTTTCGCGCTTGCCCTTCACCCGATAGCCGAAGCTCAATCCCCCGACCGCGCCGTCCTTCAGCAACGCCGCCGCATCGCGCCCGGCCGCCGATCGCGCGGTCAGCCGGCCGATCACGCGCAGGCCGCGATCATCCTCCGCCAGCCGCTCGATCCGCCCGATCGGGGTGGCGGCGTCATGCTGCCACAGCAGCGGCACGCGCGTCGGCCCGGCCGCGACCGCCTGCGCGAACGCGCCCTTGCGGACCACGTCGCCGCCGCGGTCGACCCGGTCGAACAGCGCCGCATAGCCGGCGAACCTCATGCCCCGCGCACCATCGTCACCAACCCCAGCTTCACCGCCATCCCCATCAGCAGCAGCGCCAGCACGATCCGCACCGCCCAGCCCACCACCGCGTTGCGCGCCGATCTTTTGGCGTCGCGCCACGCCCCCAGCAATTGCCGCAATTCGCCCAGGTCGCCGCGCGCCGCCGGGTCGGCCAGGCCGAGCCGCTCGAGCGCGCGCTCGGCGCCCGCCTCGCTCGCCTCCTCGGCCAGCGCGCGCAGCGTCACCAGATTCGCGCCCTCGCTCTCCGCCTGCGCCAGCAGCCGCGCCAGCATCGCGCCAGTCTCGATCATGACAGAACCTCGATCATGCCGCCCCCTTTCCGAAGCCCAGCATCTCGCGCTTCTCCTCGACGCTCAGGAAGTCCGCCGCGGTCACCTGCGCCCACAGCGCCGCACGGTCGCCCGCCAGCGCGGGCACCTGGTCGAGATCGGGCATCAGGCTCAGCCCCGGCCACCACGCGCGCAGCCCGGCGGCCACCCCGTCGGCGATCTTGCCCAGCAACGGCACGATCGTCAGCCGATACAGCGCGCGGTTCGCCTCCGAATAATTGGCATAGGTATTGTCGCCCGGCAGCCCGAGCAGCATCGGCGGCACCCCGAAGGCGAGCGCGATCTCGCGCGCCGCTGCCGCCTTCAGCCCGACGAAGTCCATGTCGGCCGGGGTCAGGCTCATCGCCTGCCAGCGCAGCCCGCCTTCCAGCAGCATCGGCCGCCCGGCATTGCCCGCGCCCGCGAAGCTGTCCTCCATCTGCGCCTGCAGCCGGCTGAACTGCTCGGCCGAGAGCACCCCGCCCGCCTCGCCCGGTTCGTAGACCAGCGCGCCCGACGGCCGCGCCGCATTGTCGAGCAGCGCCTTGTTCCAGCTTGCGGCGGCATTGTGGACCGCGACCGCCCCCGCCGCGCAGCCGAGCGATCCGACCCCGTAATGGTCGTCGATCGGGTTGAGCGCGCGCAGGTGGATCAGCCCCGGCCGGCCCGCGCCGTCCGCCACGGGCAGCCGCATCGCCGCCTCGCCCGCGCGGTAGAGATAGGCCGCGGGCCAGCCGCGCGCGTCAGGCTCGATCGTCACCCGCTCGGGCCGCAGCGCGTACAGTTCCGCCGGCACGCCGTCGGCGTCGCTCAGGATCTGGAGGAAGGCATTGCCGTGCAGCAGCAGCTGCGCCGTGATCGTCTCGATCAGCCCCGGCTGGCGCAGCAGCGCCGCCGCGCCGTCATGCGCCGCATCGCCGGGATACAGCGGCACCCCCGCGGCGCCCTCCGCCACGATCCGCACCGCGCGCTGCGCGATCGGGTTGGCCAGATAGGCGTCGCGCACCTGCCCGTCATAGGATCGCGGCCAGTGGCCGCCGGCAATCCCGCTCACCGCGCGCACCAGCGCCGGCCGCGCCGGCTCGGCCGCGCGCTTCCCGAACAATCGCATAACCTCTCCTGCAAAGATCCTCGCCCGCGCCCGGGCAGGCTCGGGCTAGAGCCGCCGCACGCCCGGCACGGGCGGCTTCGCCCCCAGCATCAATTCGCTCAGCGCCCACACCAGCGCGTCGGCGCGGTCGGGCGAGCGCCCCGGCCCCTGATAGCCGCCGCCCGTGACCAGCCCGGCCAGTTCGTCCTCCAGCGCGGGAAAGGCGCCGACATGCACCACCTTGCCGCGTTGGTAGAGCGTCATCACCGGCTCGGCCCGCGCGACCTTGCCGTGGCTGGCATGGACCAGCGCGATCGGCAGCGTGGCGTCCGAGGCGCGCAGCACGCTGTCGATCATCGCCCCGCCGTTGTTCGCCTCCGCCACCACCCGGTCGGCGCGCCAGCGCGTCGCGGCGGCGGTCACCGCTTGGGCCCAGCCGTCGGGCGACGCGCCCTGCACGCTCGCATCGGCCAGGACATAGCCGATCCCGTCGGCGCCCAGCGCGACCACCACGATCCCGCACGCATCGCTCGCCGCCCCCGCACCCGCGGGGGGATCGACCCCGATCACCACGCGGCGCGGCTCGACCCGCATCGCCACCACCCGCTGCCGCTCGATCAGCGCGCGGCTCCACAGCGCGCCTTCCAGGTCGGCGATCAGCTCGCCGTCCAGCTCCTGCCGGCCGGTCCGCGTGCCGACATAGGTCTCGTCCATCCGCGCGACATAATCGCGCGCCAGGTTGGCGCGGTTGTCGATCATCCGGCCATGCGTCGTGACGCAGTCGGCGGCGGCGATCAGCTTGCGCACCAGCGCCACCGGGCGCGGCGTGGTCGTCGCCACCGTCCGCGGCCGTTCGCCCAGCCGCAGCCCCAGCGCCAGATTGTCCCACGTCGCGGTCGCGTCGGCCTCGGTATGCGACCATTTGGCGATCTCGTCGCACCACGCCAGATGGTGCTGCGCGCCGCGCAGCCCGTCGGGCTCGCTCGCCGCGAACAGCTGCGCCCGCGCGCCGTTGGGCCAGGTCAGCCGCCGCAGCGACGGTTCGAACTTCGGGCGTCGCGCGGGCGGCGCGATCGTGAGCAGCCCGCTGTCGCCCTCGACCATCACCGCGCGCGCCTCGGCCATGGTCGCGGCGACCAGCGCGATCCGCAGCCCGCCATCGGCCTCCGCCTGCGCGCGCACCCATTCCGCGCCCGCGCGGGTCTTGCCGAAGCCGCGCCCGGCCAGGATCAGCCAGACGCGCCAGTCGCCCGCGGGCGGCAACTGCCCGGCATGCGCCCACTGGCTCCAGTCATAGCCGAACGATTCGAAGAAGGCCCGGTCGTGCGCCTGCAGCCAGGCGGGGCCGATCTCGTCCCATTGTCGCGCCAGCCGCTCGACCGGCGATTCGCCCGCGCCTTCGATGATCGCCTCCATCGCCCGGTCGCCCGCATCAGCCCGCCCCCGCCGCCGCCAGCACCGCCCAGCCCCGCACGGCCATTGCGCGGCGCTCAGCCATTGCGCCCGATCCGGGTGGTGGCGCGCAGCCGGCCGACGATCGCGACCAGCGCCAGCACCGCCGAAGCCAGCTCGACCACCCCGTTCGCCGCCTCTCCCGCCAGCACCGGGTCGATCGCGACGCCGGCCGCGCCCAGCAGGCTCAGCAGCGCTGAAATCGCCGCCGCGATGATCGTCAGCGACCGCGTCGCCGGCTTGGTCTCGTCCATGTCCCGTCTCCCGAAAATGTGACGGCCCGGCGCGGGGGTTCCCGGCCGGGCCAGATGCGACTGTCTTCCTGTTGTTCGGTCGTCCCGCGCCGGCTCAGTCCGCGCCGCGCAGGCGGCGCTGGATGTCGCGCAGGCGCATGTCCCAATGCGTCCGCCAGTCGTCGACCGACATGTCGTGCGTCGGAACGGCGCTGCCGCGCACCGTGCCGCGATGATGCGCGAGCAGCGCGAGCGCGGTGCGGTCCGAATATTCGGTGATCGTCCCGACCCGCTTGCCGCCATACCAGACCGGCTTCTCGGTCCCGTTGAGCGCGCGATCGAGCATCATCGTCTCGAGCCGCTCGAACCCTTCGGCCAGCGCCACCGCCCACTTCGCGCGGAATGCGTCCGACGTCTGGCGGTGGCGGTAGACACTGCTGTCGGACAGCCCCGCCGCGCGCGCCGATGCGGCCACGTTGGCGGTCTGTGCCAGCGTCTCGAGGAAGGTCGCCTCGCGCTTGGCGCTCCACCGCACCCGCTTGGGCTTGCGCCGCCGCGCCGCGGGCTTGCGCGGCGCCGGTCTCCGGGTCGCCGGGGCGGCAGGCACAGCCGCCGCCTTCGCGCCGGCCGGTGCCGCCGCGTCTTCGTCTTGCTCCAT